TGTAAAATTTCCTGTTGACTTCCAGCTTGCCTCAGGCGTATAATCTGCTTCATGAAATATCAACCGACAATCCCGGAGACCTACCAACCACCGGCGCCGCGTAGAGTAAAAAGCAAAAAAGTGGTTATTTCCCGCTCCGACGGCGTGAAGACGAAGAAGATTCTGGCCCTAGCAATCAACACGAACGCGGCACCATGTGAAATAGCTGCCGCAACTAATACAAGCACGGCACTAGTGTCTCAAGTTTTTAAAAGATATGGAATTGAATCTAAACATTTAGAATCATTTAAGAAACATAGGGCTGATGTTTATGCTGGAATTTCTGAGAAAATAGCACTAAAACTAAGCGATGGGATTCCAAACGTGAAAATTTCAAATGCGCGCGATGTTCGAGAAGCTACGTATGCCCTTGGAATCCTTCATGAAAAAGAGAGCCTTGAACGCGGCAAGCCGACAGCTATCGTCGACATTCGGTCCCTAGTACTTTCCGCTGAAATCCAAGAGAAGGAGCTAACTGAGCGGTTAGAGGCTGAGACTGCGCAACTATTGAGCAAGAAAGGTGATACTAATGATATCGTGGACTTGTAAGGGTTTACGTCCTATAAGATACGTTATGTCTCCATGCCCCCATTGATATCATTAAGGAATTAGCTCATGCCAAGTTATCAACAGGATTTCCAGCCAAGTTATCAACAGCTGCGTCGCGGTTCCAGCTGCAACTTGAATCAATCGGAGCGCCTTAATCTCCTGCATGCTGAGGATAAAAGGGGTCGGTCACCAGGTCATCCTACCCCGGGGGTAGGTAAGCAAGGCGTATTGGGACGGCAACACCCCGGGATCAGGCGGGCGCCCTTCCCTTCCGCCATTGAGAAAAAACAACGGGAAATTCTAGTCGCATTTTTAGCCTCCCGTAGAAGTAAACTGGCTTATGGGATTGGATCTGGACTATTCGGGCTGACTGTTTCGCGGGATGATGTAAATGTCCGTAATAAGACCGTTTATCGGGAAAGGTAGGGTAGTATGACCGATAAGAAGACCGATCCACCCCCGCTTGCTCCTGGGGATGATGGGGAAGATGAGCGCATTCCTGTTGGTTCTGATGACGGGATAGATATCCGGCCGGGGTTTTACGATGACTGAAGTTTTAAAGCCACTATCGAAGGAAGAAAAAGCCAAGATTCTTACTCTCCAGAAGTTTCGCAGGGATAATTTGATTTATTACTTCAAACCTGGTGGTACAATGTATCCCAATCCTTTTCAGTCGGCTATACTGAAGGCTTGGAAGGATGAGACCAAGAAGGTATTTGTGGGGTCGGGCGCAAACCGCAAGGGAAAAACTACAATCGGCGTTATAATTGGCTACAGTGTTATGTTTGGCGAGTGGCCATGGAGCGGGGAGAAAATCCCTTTTCCCCATGATGATCCCCGGCTTGTCCTTTATGTTGGCCAAGGTTGGGAAGCCCACATTCAAAAGGTTGTCGAGCCCGAACTTATGAAGTGGTGGCCGAAGCAGCGTGGAGACATCAACAAGGTAACCAAGAAGAATAATCAGGGGGTTAGATTCTTGTGGGAAGATCCGGTTACTAAGTCTCAACTTCATGTGGCATCCAACTTCCAAGAGAGCGATACATTTGAAGGTCCGCCATGGGATCTGATCATTTACGATGAGCCCCCAAAGCGTGAAAACCGGGTAGCTGCAATGCGTGGATTGACTGATCGTGCCGGCCGTGAACTATTTGTTATGACCATGTTGAAAGAGGCTTGGATCCAAAGGGAAGTAATTAAAGCCAGATTGGAAAACGGCAATCCCGATCCCAGTGTGTTTACGGTTGATGGGGACATCTGGGACAATGTATCAAGATGTCTAGTCTGCGGGGGGATGATACTCAGGCTTCAGAGGGTGGAAACTGGAAATTTTGTAGCCATTTGTGGGAAGTGTGGTCCCCAGATAAAATACGATCATCGTGGTTTGACTCTTGAAGGTGTCGACCAGTTTGCCAAAGGACTTAAATCTAATGAGAAGAAGGCGCGTCTTTCTGGTCGCCCCTCTTACATGGATAATGTTGTACTGCCGAATTTTGACCGAAGCCGTAACCTTCGTCCACGCATTGAGAAAATTCCCCTTAACTGGATATTTGATATCAGCATCGATTTCCATCCATCCAAACCCTGGGCCGTGTTGTTCATGGGTACCGATCCAATGGGTTTTAAATATTTCACTCACTGGATGAGTTTTAATGGCGGTCCCAACTTCGCCGGTGATGAGATAATTAAATACGCACACGACCGTCATATGTATATCAACTCTATTACTATCGATCCGCTGTCTAAGGGTGACCAGCAGGCGCATGATGAAGATGAGGCTGCCACAGTCTTTGCAAAACTCGAAGCTAAATTTGAATCCTATGGTTATACATTGGAAACCGCTTCCAAAGATAAGACCAATGGGATCTCCATGTTGAATGATTTATTCTGGACTGAGAATGAAATGGCCGGATTATTTGTTTTCGATGATCTGGGAACTGTTAGTGATCAGCTTGAAAACTGGATGTATAATCCCGATACCTTAGTTGCGGCAAAAAAGGATGATGAGGCGTGCGAATTGGCGTACCGGCTGGCTCTGAAGAATACCCAGTGGTTCGATCATAGGCAGGCAACCAGGGAACGCGAGGAACCTCCGGAGAAGGAATTTGATCCTTTGGGACGTAATCATTAGAAAAAACTTTACAACTATTTAGGGAATATGTTATCATAAATAAAAATGGAGGTCGTTATGAAAAGTTTATTTCGACTTTTAAATAATCAGCGGGGGAATTTCGGCTCGCCTAAGATTCCATCCGTAGATCCCGTCAATACAGCCGGTGAGGATGCTAATGCTGCCCGTGCATCAGCCCTCGCTGCTCAATCCGAAGCTGAAAAGTTAAAGCAGGAGAAGGGTTCCGCAGCTGATATTCTTACCGGACCCGGAGGCGCTATTAGTCCTACAACTAAACGGAAAACGCTTCTTGGCGCAGAATAGGAGAGACTATATGATCAGATCAGGATTTACCTGTATTTACGAAAGTGTGGATGGTGAAAAAATAGTTTCCATGTGTCTCTACCATGACTATGTTATTGTTGCTACGGAAAATAAAGTTTTACGAATTAAAAATGCAGATAATGATGGGTTGATAGAAATTGATCTACTTGCAAGTAGCAGCCAGCTCAAGGGGGATTGATTATGGCAACGACATTAAATGCTTGTTGGAAGGCTCCTGATACAGAAGCTATAAAAATTATCCAATCTTGGCAAGCTGACTTAGAATCTATTCGCCAAGACTATGAACCCTTGTGGCAGGATATAATAGATTATTTAGCTTTCAACCGTTTTAATTTCCTACAAAATAAGCAGAAGGGCCAGAAGGCCAATACTCTCGTCTATGATGGCTCTCCCGTTTCCGCATGGAAAATGCTGGTTACCGGCATACAAGGAAATGTAATCGCCCAGAGTCAGCGGTGGTTTACAGAAATCATTCCCAATGTAATTCACTTTCCCCGCACATCCCCGATGCGTAAATACTCCGGCCGCCTTGACCAGATTCCTGATGTGAAGGTATGGCTGGAAGAAAAAGAAGATCAGACCTATGCGGCGCTCAATCGTTCTAACTTCTATTCCGAGGCCAACATGATGATTGCTGATGCTTCTTCTATAGGCACCGCCCACATGTTTACTGAAGAATATCTTACCAAGCAGAAAATAAACTTTCTCTGTATGAATCCCGGTGAATGCTATATAGGCAAGAATCGCTATGGAGAAGTGGATACGATGTTCCGGAAATTCTCCATGACTGCCAGGGAAGCCGGTCAGATGTTTGAAGTCTCTAAAATGGATCCTGGCTTAAAGAATGCAGTTGAGAATGCTCCCAACTCCCTTTACAATTTCATCCATGCAGTATTTCCCCGCGACGACATTGAGATGTACTTTGGCAAAGACGGCCGATATCAGCCCAAACTTGGCACCAACAATATGCCTTGGGTATCCATGTATATTCAGGGTGGCAATACTTCGATCAGTTCCGCCCAGTCTCCATCATCTGGCGGTGCATCGTTATTTGTCCTAAAACGCTCCGGCTACAGATTTGACCCATTCATCACCTGGCGCTGGTCGATGAATTCAGAAGAGATCTACGGCCGCTCTCCAGCTATGGATGCAATCGTCGATATATTCCGGCTGAATGTTATGGGGAAAACCATGTTGCTTGCTCGTCAGAAAATGGTCGAACCGGCCATGTTGGTTCACGAGAAATTTCGCAACCGCCTCAAACTTAATCCTCGCGGTGTCAACTACTATAGTGCCGGTCGCAGTCAAGAAGAAATGATTAAACCCATCCAGCAGGTTCTCCAGATTGGTGCGGGTACGGATGGCGAAGATCGCATAACAAAAATAATCGAGAATCACTTTATGACTCCTTTCTTTACCATGCTGTGGAAGGCGGCCATGGAGGGTTCCCAGTTATCTGTTCCCCAGGTTCTTGAAATGATGGGTGAGAAGGCTTCTATCATGATGCCGGTACTCGAACGCATGGAATCTGATTTCCTCAGCCAAGTAATTTCTACAACTGATATTATCGAAACCGATGCCGGCCGCATGCCGGACATTCCTCCGATTCTTCAGGAATATGCCAGTGGTTTAGAAATCCCCATACAATACAACGGGGCGCTGGCAACAGCTCAACGTAGATGGGCTAAAGCTCAGGGAGTTATTCAAGGTACAGCAATGCTTGAAAACTTATGGAAACTATTCCCCGAATCAGCTGATGTGGTTGATCCTACTGCTACTGCACTCGAAGTACTTAATGTTTCCGGTTGGCCAGCCAAGGGTATCCGCACTGTCGATGAGATCATGAAGGTGCGTAAAGACCGTGCTGAACAGATGGCTCAGCAAAAGAAAGAAGAGCAACAGGAAAAGTTAATACAAAATGCGGCCGGACTTTCTCAAATGGCCAAGACCGCTGGAAGTATGATTCCTCAGGGTGGCGGTATGCCGGGTCAGGGTGGAATGCCGGGAGGTATGCAATAAATGAGTGAGATAACCTCCCAATATAAAGAATTGAAATCCATGCTGGTCGACCGCAATCCCGAAGACGACCCGGGTGATATTAAGCGCCGTGAGGACTACTTTCAGACTTTCAATTCTCCCCATGGCTTTAGAGTTCTCGAAGATATGTTGATTGAATTAAAGATTTTTGATAGCATCGCAAACGAAGAGGATGTTGTGTTGGCGAATTATGGTCGCGTCCTTCTCAATAAAATAGGCATACTGCGGGAGGAAAACTTCAGCAAGATTATTAAAGACTACATGACTATGGCGAGAGTTGGATACCAGCAGCAAAACAATAAACAAGGCACCGAAGCGGAGTAGTCTGGTGTTCCCTTCATCGTAAGGTGAAGATAATATTTAACCAGTTTAAAGGAGGATTTGATTATGCAGTACAGAAACAAAGGTGGAAATTTAGTGTATGAAGCGCGGTATAGGGGTCAGATACAGATTGGTGAGTTTGCATCCTTATTAGCCGGGGAAGGTGGCATGCCTTTGAGTTCAGCAAGGACTTTCGTATTAAGGGTTTGCTGTGATGATAATGGCAAGGCGCTGACGGTTGGCAATTCTTACCGTTGTACTGAGGACCGTATGCTCTTAACCGTCGCTCATCCGGGAAATGTATCTATCTTCGGACATGAAGGCCATATAAAAGTAACGGCGGATGAAAGTGGAAATACGGCCTTCATAGCGGGCGAATGGTCCTATATCGAAATGGTTTCCGGCGCGCATGTGAATATAGCGGCGGGACATCAGGCAATGGCTGATTGTCCGAGCGGTGGTGTGATCAATGGTGTATTGGCAGCTTATTTAGCTACCTCAAACACTCTTGCGGGAACCCATACGGGCAAGGCGGTTGCTTTCCACATTCCTAATCCGGTTGCCGGCACATGGGATGCGGCATTCGGTTTCGGTTCGGCTTCGGGAGCGTGTGCTAGTGGTGCCACGGCATTGAGCGGCCTGACTTCCGCTTATCATATTAATGTGTTGGGGCCTGACGGGAATATTCATTATATTCCGTTAATTTAACATTTAACCCCCGTCCTGCTAGCTTCATTTTGACCTCCATAGTGGGACGGGGACTTATACCATTAAAAGGAGAACACCATGATTTGGCACAGCACGAATTATTTTAATCAGGATTTTGTAACGAAAGTCGGAATTACTAAAGATGAAAGTGGAGAAAAGACAACCTATAAACCCTATGCTATAATTCTTGGTATTGTTCATACGCTGGGCGAGTCTGATACGGAAGAGGATGCAAAGGCTTGGCTGGACAAGTGGGTGTCTGATGGAAAGTGGGAAGAGAAAAAAGAAAAGGGAGAAAAGTAAAGGGGAGAAAAATAAAATGAAGCCGGAAATTTATAAGTTACTTGAAGATATGAAAATTCATGCACCGAAAGAGCCAATCATAAATTCAAGAGACAGGCAGTTGTATGTACTGGTGCAAATGGCACAGTTGTTGGTTTTGATAGCGGAAGAAGTGCTTGAGAAACCGGAAGAAGTAAATGAAATTACTACCACGAAAGGAGAGATTTATGGTATTGGACAACGAGAAGCAGAGAATTATGATCAAAGAATTGATTAATGCGATGGAGTTTACTGGCAATGTAAAACAACTGAAGACGGTATTGGCGGATGTCAATGAGTTGGCTGATGCGGTGGATGCGGCAGAAATTACTACTCTTAATACCGTAAATATTAAGCTTGCTGAGTGAAAGGAGATAGCCATGTCTGATATATTATCTCCAGTGGCAAATTTACCCCTTACCACATCTCCCCGCGGAGTAAGAATTCTGAATGTAAAAGGTTGCCCCTTTATTGATGGCCTTCGCCTTGATCCCGGTCGTTTCTACCTGATGTTTTTTTCCACGGAAGATCGGGTTCCTCTGCCCCCTGCGGGATTCTATGAAATAGCCGACAACAAGAAGGTAATCTACATCAAAGAATTCCGTCCCTATATGAGATCCGAATACCGGACGATTACCACGGCTGAGGAACTTACCATGAATCCAGATGCCCTAAAGCAGTTGTCCAGATGGCGGGTATTTGTGTTTCGTGCGTTTGAGGGCGATGTGCCGAAAAATTATGTGCCTGATTGCAATTTCGACTATAAGCGGGCCAACATTGAACATGTTGTGCAGACATTACAGACGAAGCATTGAGGTGAGGTAACCATGAAGAAAACAACTAAACTTCCACATAAGTACGTTGTGTTCATTTTAAAGTGCCGCTGTGGGCAGGAAATGGAACTGCGTGTGTGGACTGATAAAGATTGGCAAGTGCAATGTAGGCGTTGTGGTAAAATTCATAAAGGCATGGGCAAAAATGAATCCAAGTGATTATGAAATTATGATGCGTATCTTCCAAAAGCTTGGCGTTGATAAGAACTTCTTTGGTGAATTTATTTTCGTGTTCAGCGGTGGCAACTTCGTTCAGGTACGCGACAACCGGGTTAAGAAGCCCGATGATGTGAAGAAATTGCTCAGTCAGTAGAATTTATTTGACAAATTATACGGGTATGTGGTATTTTATATTCAACTGATTTTTAACTTTAACAAAAGGAGGATTAGATGAAGCAGTCAGATAAGTATGGAAAGATAAAAGGTAACAAGAAACAGAAGACGAAGAAAGCGAAAAAAGTAAAATAGTTTATTAAACAAGCTGTAGAGGAAAATCTAGGCTCAATTGGCAGAAATGCTGGTTGAGCCTTTTTTATTCTGCAACAAAATTTGAAAGGAGATTTACAATGCCAGAAAATGATGGGACTCAAAACCTGAATGATGGCGCAAGCGGAAATCAGGGTGCACCTCCGGCGTGGACTGCGCAGCTTCCGGATGACCTGAAGGCGAATGAAGCTTTTACCTCAATGAAGACTATTGGTGATCTTGGCAAATCCTATCTCGATGTCAACGGGAAGATTAAGGAATATGATTCCAAGCTTAAAGATCACGAAGCATTGGTCAAGACTCATGAGGGTAAAGTCAAGGAACTCGAAGGGAAGATGGCGAGCGATTACATTCCAAAGCCAAAAGAGAATGCCACCGATGCGGAAAAAGCGGCTTATTACAAAGCCCTTGGCCGGCCTGACAAACCGGAGGATTACAAGTTTGAAACTTTTACCCCGCCTAAGGGTTCGGAATCTATGTACGATCCGACCATGGAAGGTTGGTTCAGGAAAACAGCCCTTGACCTTAACCTTACCAATGAACAGGCGGCTGGACTTTACAAAGCCTATGGTGAAGGTTTTACTGACCGTGTTAATAAACTTCAATTGGCCCAGACCCAGAAGAAAGAGACAGACATCGCAGCCCTTAAGAAATCTTGGGGGCCTAAGTTCGATGAAAACCTTGCTCTTATGGATCGTGCCTATGCCAAGTTTTCCGGTCAGAAGTTTAAAGAAAAGATTGACGCAATTGGTTTCAGCAATGATCCCGATCTTGCTGAAGTGTTTGTAACAATAGGAAAAGCCATCGCAGATGATACCACTGTTCTGGGCGGTCGTACTAATAATACTGAGCCGCGGGAACCTGGAAAATTGAATTATCCTTCGATGGAAGCTCAAACATAGAGGATAAGCAATGCCTAAATACGGACCAGAGATGGTAGCCGAGGATGACAAATGGCAAGCTGAGGATGATGCCCGTACTTTGATGAGGAGCGAGGAAGTCCGTAAGGATGACAAGCGCCACAAGAAAGCACAGGAAGCAGCCGATAGAATGCTAAAGGAAAAAATATCCGAAGCGGAAAGTCTCAGCAAAGTAGCCAAGGGCGAAATGACCTATTCCTCTATGCCGAAAGAAAAATAATAGGAGGAATAATCTTATGGCTATAACAGGCGTGAAGGTCTACTCGGCCTACACATTAATGGAACTCGCAAAGCGTACTACGAACAACAATCTTGTTGAAATCGCGGAAGTCCTTAATACTTCCAAAGATCTTGTTCAGGACGCTACATGGCTGGAAGCTAACCAGCTTAATTCTCACGTTGGAACTCGCCGGACACGTTTGCCTAATGGTACTTTTCGTCAGGCAAATCAAGGTGTCGTTGGCGATGCGTCTTCGACCCGTCAGATCACGGAACCTATCGGTCGTTTGGAAGGTCATTCCAAAATCGATGAGGCAATCCTTGATATCGCACCCGATAAGCAGCTTGCTCGTTCTCAGGAAGATCTGGCTTATGTCGAGGGTATGGGCCAGACATTTGAAACCAAGGTTTTCTACGGCAATATTGCACAGTACGAAAATGAAATCGATGGGCTGTCTACGCGGAGTGATTACAATTCTGCTACGGCGCCCAATGTCCAGAGTTCCGGTGTTACTGCCGGCACGGGCAACACAACCTCCCTCTGGATTATCGAGTGGGGTCCCAGGATGGTTCATATGATCTATCCGAAAGGTTCTCAGGCCGGTTTGTCAACGACCGATGAGGGACGCAGGTATGTTCAAGATACTAATGATGCCACCAAGTGGTTGTTCATGTGGGTTACCAAGTTCGTGATCCAGTTCGGTCTGTTTATTAATGATCCTCGTTATGTTCAGAGAGTTTGCGATATCGCCACTTCGGGCTCTTCAAACCTTCTAAATGATAACGATATCATTGCTTCCCTAAACAAGATGCCGAAAGCCGGTGGTGGACCTACGGCGCGCATATACGCAAACCGTAATCTGAAAACCCAGTTCGATATTCTGGCCAAGGACAAGACCAACGTGAATTACTTTGTTGAGAATGTGTTTGGTGAACCCATGACAATCTTCCGTACAGTACCTATCCGGCTGGCTGAAGGTTTATTGAATACAGAGACCGCGATCTAAAGCGATTTGCAAAATAAATAATTTGGAGGATTTTTATCATGCCTATGTTCGATGCGTATTTAAAATATTGCGATGCCCTTGACTTTACTTCTCAGGGCGTTGGAACCCTCATTGGAACCAATGAGATTGATTTTGAAGAGACGGTTCTTCCTGATGGCGTTACCACTCTGGATTATCCGGATAAGGGTTCCGGATCTCCGCTTGTTGTGAGATTCATGTGCACAACCAGTTTCACATCAGCTAATAGCACAGCCACCGTGGCCTTTGCCTTATGTTTCGATACCACTACCTTGGCTGGTGGGACATCTTCAGGCACCATTGTTGTGCAGACAGCTCCGATCTTGGTGACTGCTTTGACAGCTGGCGCCTATATTCCGGAATTGAAGATTCCCGATCAGCATGCCCGGTTCAGCAATGTGAATTTCGTCGTTGCAGTACAGACGATTACTGCCGGCAAGATTACGGCTTATATTGATGTTGTAACTGGAATGCGCCACAGATAAGAAGTAGATGTAAATAACCAGAGGGCTGGTGTATGATTACCCATCAGCGCCAGCTCCTTTTTTTGAAAGGAGTTAGTCATGGCTACATATCGTGCGATTAGAAACTGTTTCCACAATTCATTTTATTACAAGACGGGTGATGAGTACCGTCCCTCACCGGAAGATTTGAAAAATGGCCTTCCTGATTCATTTGTAAAGGAGAAAGATTTTACTGCCGATGCAATTGAGGCCGCGGAGATTGAAGATCGCAGTCGTCAGGTATTTATCCAACCGCAAAAAGCTAAGGATATGAATCTGATTAATTCGACAAAAGAATAATTCATTAAATTTTCTTTTGTTTTAAAGGAGAAAAACAATGGCTAAGTATTTAGATCACACAAACGTAATAGATGTAGCATTAACCGCAATCAAGAACGGAGCAATCAGGATGGTTTTCTGTTCTGCTATGCCGGCAAACTTTGCTGGTGTCGCGGCAGTTACTCTTATCACACAGACAATAGCATCTGCTGATATGACAATCGCCGCGGACACGAGTGGAGACAAACTGACTGTTGCGGCAAAGACAGGTATGACCCCAAGTTCAAATGGAACTGTAATCTATGTAGTCTTAACAGACAACTCGGCTATCATGTATGCTGGAACGACTGTTACCTCGCAGGCGGTTACGACTTCGCAAACTTGGAATAGTCCTGCGTTTAAAATAGCGGCGATAGCAGACCCGACATAGGAGTTCCTATGTTTTATAAAATTACGAAGTTTGGGGATCAACCTGACTCCTTGGGATTCAAGCATTCTTCGATCGGCATGGTTGAAGTCATGGCGGCTTTCTATCTTGAGAAAGGCGATGACGGATATGATGCTTACATTTTGCAGCATTATGTCACAGTTCCTGTATTTCCTGATAAAGGATATAGTGGAAAGGTAGACAAGGACGGTGAGCCTATTGATATGGATGATTTCAATAAATGGATTTCATCTCTGCCTACAATTCAGAAACTTAATCCTTTCTGTAACCATTCGATTCAGTTTGAACCGGATATGCTGCCTCACGATGAAAGCGGTTTAACCAAAGAATCTCAAGACAATATTGATTACTGTTTTCAATGGGCTTTAGGAATTACGGCAAAGAATTATGTTCTTGATGATTTGGCTTGCAAGAAAGGCGGTCAAACCGTCAATCAGGATATTAGATATTTATCCCGTTGTGCTTATTATGCAGGTGTTTCTGTAATCCCCGACAGCAATAAGACCACTTTAATGAAAGCAGACGTTGCTAAAATAGCAAGTGCTAAAACTGTAACAGATAAAGCAAAGATGACTAATTTAACAGCGATACCAAATAGTCTATCGGTGAAGAAGTAATGAGTGCTATTGCTATAGGCCCTAATGTATTTAATAATAATGGGACTGCCGCACCTAAAAATTCTACTTATATTGATACCACTAATCCGGCTAATGGAACTGGCACTCTTGACACTTTTAATGTTTGTATTGCTTCTAGAGGTTCTTCAAACGGGTCTTTTTACTGGGGAACATTTTCTGGAACCGGTACGTCTTGGACATCAAGAAATGTATCAAGCAATCTTGGAAATATAACCGCAGGAAGTGAACAAACTTACACAGGTCAGAACGTAGGTGTTTCTACTAGCGATATTCTGGGTTTATATTTAACCGCTACAGGCAATGGATCATATAATATCTCTATGGAGTCCAGCGGTTCTTCGGCGCTTTATCTCTTTGGCAACCAATTTGGTACGGGTGCGCAGACATACGCTGCATATGGTACAACCTTAGACATCTCTGCCACGGGAACGGGAACAACGGGGGATACAGCCCTTACTATTGACGA